GCGAAGCGCAGCGCATGGTGAATGGTTGGCGTAGGGCAAACCCGTGGGCTGCGCCGTATTGGCAGGGGCTTGAGAACGCCTACACGACCGCGATGCGGAACAAGAACACAGATATAGAGATAGGCTGCATCGTCTACCATTACGACGGTCGGCATCTTTGGTATATGCTGCCAAGCGGGCGGGTGCTGTGCTACCCATACGCCAAGTTCGACGAGGACGGCATCAGCTACGCCAAGTCGGCGTGGAAGCCCGCGCAGGACGCAAAGCACTGGCCGCGTGCGCGGCTGTGGAAAGGTCTGGCGTGCGAAAATATTACTCAGGCAATCGCAAACGATCTGCTAAGGTATGCGCTCAGACAACTTGACGATGTGGTCTTGCACGTCCACGATGAGATAGTAATTGAATCAGACAGGCCGGAAGATGTTGCTTCAGAACTGAAGCGCGTGATGACGACCTGTCCGAATTGGGCAGGGGGTCTGCCACTAGGTGCGGAAGTAAAAATTATGGGGAGGTACGGCAAGTGAATTTGCTAGTAAGTTTTTCTGGCGGTGAAACGTCGGCCTACATGACCAAGTGGATCATGGGAAATTGGCGCGAGCGTTACTCTAAAATTTTAATTGTGTTTGCAAACACAGGCCAAGAAAATGAACAGACGCTTGAGTTTGTAAAGAAGTGTGATGATCATTTTAATTTTGGTACTGTTTGGGTAGAGGCGGTACAATTTCATGGTGAGCGCCGCGCCCCTAGTTTTAAGATTGTAAGTTTTGAAACTGCGGCGCGGGACGGCGCACCGTTTGAAGACGCGATAACAAAGTACGGTATACCTAACCAAAAATTCAAAGACTGCACCCGTAATTTGAAACAAAAGCCGATTGAGGCGTATGCTAAATCGCGGGGATGGGAAAACGGCAGTTATGATCTTGCCATTGGCATACGGGCAGATGAAGTTGATAGGATGTCCGTAAACGCGCACAAACGTCAAATTGTGTATCCGCTTATAAAAGATAACCCAATGACAAAGCCCAAGATCAATTCTTGGTGGGCTACGCAGCCGTTTCGGTTGGAACTAAAAGGGTATCAAGGCAACTGCAAATGGTGTTGGAAAAAATCATTCCGTAAACATTTTACCCTTATTGGCGAAAACCCTGAGTATTATGATTTTCCGCGCCGCATGGAAGAGCAGTATGCTTTTATTGGCCCTGAGTTTTTGAAAGACACAAGTGCGCGTCCTCTTGACCCAAATTATCGCCGCACGTTTTTTCGCGGGAATAAAAGCGTTGATGATTTATTTTCAGAGTACGAAGCAAAGAAACATTTGTTTACGCCCGCTGATGATGAGGCTGCGGTGTTTGACCCTGATTTTGATATCGGATCTGGGTGCGAAGAAAGTTGTGAAGTTTTTTCTGATGAAGACAATGTAGGGGTCTAACATGAATTTTCTAGAACATCTAATGACGGCTGCGCCGGATGGCGAAACGATCTTGGTCGTCAAACAAAAACCAACATCGCAGAAGCACAAAGACGGGTCGGTCAAATATTTCTGGCCCGCTTATCTGCCGGATAAGTACAGAGGCGAGGGCGCATGGTACGCCAACACGGCATCGTTTGTCGTTGATAGGTTCACCGACGGCAAGGTTCACGCAGGTGCGGCATACTGCGACTATGTAGCGTTCATGGTGCTTGACGACATCGGCACGAAAAGCAAGACGCCGCCGCTTGAGCCGACGTGGAAGATGGAGACATCGCCGGGCAACTACCAGTGGGGTTACAAGTTCAAGTTGGACGAGCAACCAACAAAGGGCGAGTTCTCGGCGGCTATCGTCGCCATTGCCGAGGCGGGCTACACGGATCCCGGCGCTATCAATCCGGTGCGTAACTTCCGTCTGCCGGGGTCGATTAATCTGAAAGAGGGGCGCGATAACTTTGCGTCGGATCTTGTAGAGCATACGCCTGATCGTATGTTCACCCTTAAGGAAATCTGCGATGCGCTTGGCGTGACGCCGCACGACCCTGACACAAGCACCCGCCGCAAGATGACGCTTGATGATAACGGTCAGGACGACGTCCTGAAGTGGATGTACGACCGAGGCGAGGTAATCGAGAACGGTAACGCAGAGGGATGGTTCGGCGTCGTATGCCCTAATGCGGCAGAGCATAGCGACGGCAATGCGATGGGCCGCTACCATCCGCTGAACCGCGCCTACACCTGCTTCCACGGTCACTGCGGCGACTGGACTTCGCGCCGCTTTCTGTGCTGGGTAGCGGAAGAGGGCGGCCCTAAGCATGAGCATGGTCTGCGTGACGAACTCATTGCCAAGGCGATGAACGAGGCGCTGTCCAAGCTGTCGCCGACTGCGGCATTTCCAGACGCGGCTGCCGAGATCATCGCGGAGATTGAACGCAAGGAATTGGGCCGAGTTGCGAAAGCAGACTGGTATAGCCGGTTCGCATACATCCAAGAGGACGAGGCGTTCTTCGATTTGCAAGACCGGCGCGAAATCTCGCGATCTACGTTCAACGCGCTGTTCCGGCATATCACCTGTAAGTCAATCCACAACGGCAGGCGCATTGAGGCGTCCGTCTGCTTTGACGAGAACCGTCAGGCGATGGAAGCCAAGGTGTTGGTCGGCATTACCTACGCCGCAGGCGAGAGCGTCCTTGTGGCGCGTGATGGTGACGTTTACGGCAACAGGTGGCGCGATGCGCGGCCACAGGGCGCGCCAGGCGACGCGCAACCGTGGCTCGACCATGTAGCGTTGCTGATCCCCGACGAGCGGGAGCGTCAGCACCTGCTCGACATGATGGCGTTCAAGGTGCAGAACCCCGCCATCAAGATCAACCACGCCGTGTTGCATGGCGGCGATGAAGGCTGCGGCAAGGATACGATGTGGGCGCCCTTCATCTGGGCGGTCTGTGGATCCGGCCTCAAGAACCGAGGTTTGGTTGACAATGACAGCATCTCGTCCGCGTGGGGTTACCACCTTGAGAGCGAAGTGCTGATTATTAATGAACTGAAGGAAGCCGACGCTAAAGAGCGTCGGGCATTAGCCAACAAGCTAAAGCCCCTAATAGCCGCGCCGCCTGAGATGCTGCCGATCAACCGCAAGGGTCTGCATCCGTACATGATGCTGAACAGGATGTTTGTTCTGGCGTTCTCGAATGATCCAGTCCCTATCAGTTTGCCGTCGCAGGATCGTCGGTGGTTCTGCGTTTGGTCGCACGCGCCTCGGATGAACGAGGACGACGCTACGCGGCTTTGGAAGTACTTTCAAGGTGGCGGCTTTGCCGCTGTTGCGCATATGTTGCAGACACGCGACGTGTCGGCGTTCAACCCAGCGGCTACTCCGTTCATGACGGACTTCAAGATTAACTTGGTCGAGAGCGGCATGAGCCTCTTGGAAAGCTATCTGATGCGCATGATTGTCAACCGCGAAGGTTCGTTTACGAACGGCGTCATCGGTGGGCCGTTCCATGTGCTGTGCGATACGCTATCGGTTAACGCGCCTAGCGGCATACGGATCCCGCAGTCCGCGTTGCTGCACGCGCTGAAGGAAGGAAAGTGGGTTGACAAGGGCCGCCTAGCGTCGGCGAAGCACGGCACGAAGAAGCATATCTTCTGCGCGCCTGAATACACCGACTGGTCTAAGTCCGATCTGCGGGATTTCATTGAACCTAAGCCGCAGCCTAAATTTAACATTGTATAATAAGAAGCGCCCGCCGGGGGGTCATCCGGCGGGCGCTATGGCGTTCTGGGAGGAACGCTATAGGTCTAGCACAGCACCTATGATGCCGACAAGGGCTAAAGATATTATTGCAATGATCATCGGGGCCACGCTATCGCAATAGCTGTGCAGAAGACGATGCCTGCTAGGCAATACATGATCCGGTCAGCCATTTTTCGACCATATCTTTTTGCGTGTCACCACGTCCGGCATTGGCTCGGCTGGCGGCAGTTCAGGATGGTCTTCAGCGATAAGCGCCGCTATGTCCCGCTCAACCGCATCCATTGGCGACGGCGCTGCTAGGCTCGCCAGTTGAGCATATCCGGCAATGTCGTCCCAATGGTCGCGGAAGTTAGGGTCACCGTTCAGGATCCGCGCCAGTTTAGATGCGATCATCTCAATCGCCTCGGCTTGCGGCTCGGTAAGCC